GAAGCCATGGGCGAAACAGCCAAAAAATTCAAAGTTTTGTCGGGCGGTCGCGAGCGCGTCGCGGTTCGCGTCGACAAACCCAGCGATCTCGAAGCCGAGGAGTACCTGCTTTCCTGCTGTTTTCTCGACCCCGCCGAGCTTATCCCGCTCTGTCAGGCTGCCAAATTCACCCGGGAGACATATTACGATCCCAAGCACGGCATCCTGTACGCGGCGATGCTCCTGCTTTGGGAGGCGCAGACCCCGATCGGGCCCGACACCGTTGCGCTTGCACTCAAGCAATCGGGCGACCTCGATCAGGTTGGCGGATATGCCTTCCTCACCCAGGTCTGTTCGCGCATTCCCACTACGGCGCAAGCGCGCGTCTTCCTTGCGCGCGTGCGGGCATGCTGGATTCGGCGCCAAATTATCGATCGCGCCGACCGCCTGAAGGAGGCCGCGCAGACCGAATCGCTCATCAACGAGCCGCTCGGCGAATTTCTCTCCCCGCACGTCGCCTGGTTTGAGAATGCCCTCGCGCGCCTGGCGAATGGCCGCGGCGAGGTGTACACGCTCAGCAAGCGCATCTCCGAGGTCCGCGCCGACGTCGCTGCGCGTGCGCAGGGCAAGGAAGACCGCAGCGGCTGGGTCTGGACCGGCTTCGCTGGCTTCGACGATATTGCTCGGGATAAATGCCTCCGGCCGTTCGGCAGCATGGATGAGGATCACATCGTGGTCATCGGCGGCGGCTCCAGCCACGGCAAGAGCGTGCTCATGCGCCAGTGGGCCGGCGAGGCCCTCGAGACCGGCCAGCGCGTCCTCGTCTACACCCTCGAGACTAGCGTGAAGGGTTTCTGCCGCGCCCTCGCTGCGAGCTGGGCGGGGATCAATCTCCTTGCCCTCCCGCGCACCCCGAAGGATCTCCTGCAAAAATTCGATGAACACCTCGCGCGGCTCGATGAGCTCGCGGATAAGAAACTCTTCGTTTTCCAGCACGAACCCGGCACCGCCCTCCGCACGATCGAGGATGTTGCGTTGCACGCCCGACGCTGGGCGATGCAGCACGGCGCTCCTCATCTGATCGAGCTCGACTACCTGCAGCTCCTCACCACGAAAAAGCGCTGCAACAACCGCGAGCAGGAAATCGCGGAGGTCATGAGCGTCTGGCAGGAATTGATCCGCAGCGAGCTGCGCTGCGTGGGCATCGGCGGCGCCCAGCTTAACGAGAAAGGCCTCAGCGAAATGCGGCAGGTCCGCCGCGACGAAGACGGCAAGGTTATCCACCGCATGCCCAACCGCGGCGACCTCCGCGAAGGTCAGCGCATCTATCACGACGCGGATGTCGTCGAATTCCTGTATCAGCCGCCCTTTGACTGCCGTGGCTTCGACCAGTCGCAGGGGGATGCGCCCATGCCGGAAACGTGGATTGTCCAGGACAAGCGCCGCAATGGCCTCCGCGGAGTCCTGCGCACTCGTTTCGAAAAACCCTATCTCCGCTTCCGTGAGCTCTCAATCGAGGAAGCTGCCTCGGCTGATCGCGTCAATGCCGGCACCAGCGGTCAGGTCCCGCCCGGCCAGCGCATCGACAAGCGTGATTACCAGAAAGGCCATGGCCCATGAATGCCGCCCCCGAAAAACCTCATCGTGCCCGCGCGAGCATCGCCACCAATCCCCGGCTTTCGGCCTTCTATCGCTGGCTCCATGCGCGACCCCTGCCGGAAAATCCCGAGTTGCGCTACACGCAGGAGCGGCTCGCCACCGATGTCATGACGAACCGCGCCCATCTCTCGCAAGTGCTCACCGGCCGGCGGCGCGGCAAGCACACCTGGCGCCGCCTCGTGAAAGTCCTGCCCATGGATGGGCTGTCGCTTTTGCAACACTGTCCCTCGTGGAACACTGACGCCGCCGCCGCGCTGAAGGAGCGCAAGGACGCGGAAGAATTCGCCGAACGCTTCGGCCCCAAGTCATGAGCCACGCTGCCAAAATCGCTGAACTTCAGCGCGCGTGCGCCGCGCGCGGGCACCGGCTCTTTACTGGCGCGGAGCTCGATGAGCTGCGCCTCCACGGCATTTGCCGCGCGCTGCAACGCTGCTCGGTCAACGAGTTCGTCACCCGCCCCGAAGATTTCGTGCGCGAGGCCCGCACGGTCATGGCCCTCCGGCGCCTGCGCGGCCGTTACCAGCGCAATCAAAGACCAAAGTCATGCATAAAATAACCGATCACAAGCTAAGCGGGCTGAACGACGCTCTGGAAATCGCTGCTCTCGACGGCCCGGGTCCGGGCGGCGCGAATCATGAGTACGAAATCGACATCGTCGGCGGTGCGCCCGAAAGCGGCGGCTGGAAGACGAAGCTGTTGTTCCAGAATGGACCGATCCAGGACGCTGGCTTCAACGGTATCAGCAACGAGGCATTGCTCGCTGTCGTGATCGATCGCCTCCGCGGCTTTCAGCACGAACGCAACGGGGATGGCGCCTTCAATTTCAACTCCCGCGGCAAATATGCGTGCCGCGAGAATGCGCTGGCTCTGACGGATCTCGAAAGCGCGCTGATGTGGCTCCAGAAGCGCACGCGCGATCGCATGGCCCGCGGCGTCGAGGGCACCAACAAAGTTTAAGCCGCGCAAAATGTCCGCCCCCGCCTTCTCCCCTCCGCCGCACCCCGTCCTCCCCGTGCTTTCGCCCGGGCAGGCTGCGGCCATGGGCGAGGAGGCTTGGGCGCGCGCCATGGCGCTCCGCGCCTCCACGATCGCCAAGGAGCGCTTCGACCCGCTGCAGTTCGGCTACGAGCCGCCGATCTGGAAGCTCTGCGACTGCCTGATTGACGCGCCGTGGTTGGATTCCGAATACGCTAGAAAAGTGCGCGCGGCCCTCGGTTTCGATCGCGTCGTCAAGACCCTCCTCCTCCTCGGCGGCAACCGCGCCAGCAAGTCGCAGTACGCCGCGCGCACCACCATGCGCCTCCTCCTGCACAAGGCCTGGCGCCGCGCCTGGTGCCTGCACAACAAGCGCGCCATGGGCGTCACCTACCAGCAGCCCGTCGTCCGCCGCTACATGCCGCCCCGGCTGCGCCGCAAAATCAAGGAGGAGATCGGCAACATCAATTTCTCGATCAAGAACGGCTTCACCGAGGGCAAGTTCGTCCTCCCCACCGGCTCCGAGTGCGAATTCCTCTCCTACGAGGATGACCCCGATTCCTTCGAGGGCGGTGAGCTCGATGTCATCTGGGATGATGAGCTCGTGCCGCCCGAGCTCGTCGAGACCTTCGAGCTGCGCCTCGCCACCCGCGATGGCGTGCAGCTCATCACCTTCACGCCCGTCCGCGGCTACTCCGCCACCGTGCGCATGTTCCAGGATGGCGCCAAGATCGTCATGGAGTCGGTCGCCTATTTGGCGCCGAAAGACGGCCTCGCCCCCGATATCCCCGCCGCCCTCGGCCTCACCGCCGCCGAGCTCGCCGAGCTCAACGCCGCCACCAGCGTCCGCCCCGAGCGCGCCGCCGCGGCGCCGCAGAGCCGGCCCGAGGATGTCGTCGCGCGCGCCCTCGCCGGCGAGCTCACCCCGCCTGGCAAGGTCCGCGCCGGCGAGGCCGGCCAGCGCGCGATCGAAATCGGCGATCGCCGTTTCGAGCTCGTCCCCCGCGTCGCCAAGTGCGCCATCGACGAGAGCAATCCCCAGGCGCAGCAGCGCGCCATCGTCTGGTTCCACTCCAGCGACAACCCCTACGGCAACCCGAAAAATGTCGTCGGCAAGGTGCTCGGAAAATCCCGCGCCTACGTGCTCGAGCGCTTCCACGGCAAGGCCGACAAGCTCGTCTCGACGCGCTTCCCGCTCTTCACCGAAAGCGTCCACACCGTGGACCCGAAGGATATTCCCGCCACCGGCACCAATGTCCTCGTCGCGGATCCCAGCACCGGCCGGAATTTCTTCATGCTCTGGGGCCGCTTCACCCCCGAGTGCCTCTACATCTATCGCGAATGGCCCGGCGATTACGACATCCCCGGTCACGGCATCCCCGGCCCCTGGGCCCTCCCCGATGGCAAGAAGCCCGACGGCCGCCCCGGCCCCGCGCAGGATTCCTTCGGCTTCGGCTTCCTCCAGTACAAGACCGAGCTCGCCCGCCTCGAGGGCTGGCGCGATTACGAACGGAAGCGCCCCGCCGACCTCAGCGAGGAGGAATGGATCCGGAGTTGGTCCGCGGAAAACGGCGCGCGCGAGCGCCTCCTCGAGCGCCTGATGGATTCCCGCTTCGCCTCGCAGCCCAAGCTCGAGGTCGACCGCCCCGTCACCCTTATCACCGATTTCGAAAAGTGGGGCGTCGTCTTCCTCCCCATCACCGGCCACGGCGAGGGCGACAACTCCGCCATCCGCGAGGGCGTGATCGAGATCAACGCGCTCCTCCGCTACGATGCGGAAAAGCCCGTCGATTATTTCAACGCACCGAAGCTCAAAATCAGCAACCGCTGCCGCAACCTGATTTACTCCCTCCAGAATTGGACCGGCCACGACGGCACCAAGGGCGCCTGCAAGGACCCGATCGATTGCCTCCGCTACCTCGTCCAAGGCGGCTACGCCCACCTCCCCGAGGGCGCCTTCGAATCCGTAGGAGGCGGCCACTACTGATGAATTTGGATTGTCCATTACCGCATCCCGAACTCACGCCTGGCGTGGATGTGGCGTCGCTCTGTGCCGGCGGCTACAATCTGCTCATCGGCCAGCGCCTCGACGGGTCCTGGCATGTGGCGCGGGCCCATCGCAATCCGCGCCTGCGGATCCGCACGCAGTCCGTCTCGGGCCCGACCCTCGAGGATGCCCTCTGCAACCTGCAGTCCTCCGTGTCCTCCGTTCCGGCCTCTGTGCTCTCTGTGTCGAAGATCGAAGCGATTGAAGGAGGTTCGCCATGAGCGCCAAGAAAACCACCGGCGCCATCACCGCGGCCGAAATCGACGCCAAGCTGCCCCGCCGCTTCTTCGTCATGCGCGGCGATATCCAGAATGCCTTCGGCTTCACCAAGGAGGAGACGGCCACGCTCATCGAGCAGAAGATATTCGTCGCCGAATACCCCCTCGGCCGGAAGCGCCGCGCCCGCTTCGTCCGCGCCCTCGTCCTCACCGTCGCCCGCAACTGGGAGAAGTCCGCATGAACCTTGCCGATCGTCACAATCTGCTGCGCGCGTGGGTAGAGGTTTACCTCGCCGAGTGTGAATCCGTATTGGCCGATACGCTACGGGATGTAGGGCGTCCGACCGCGATGGATGCCCTTGAGCACCGCATCGCGCGGATCAAGCAAACGCTGCTCGAGTGCCCTGAACTGCCTGCCTCCGCGCCCTCTGTGCCCTCCGGTTCGGCCTCTGTGCTCTCTGTGTCCCAATCCGACCCCCTTTCCAAAGTGCAACCTTCGATCCCCTCAGCGAAATGAAAGAAACCCAATGGAACCAGCTCCGCGGCGATGGCGGCACCCAGCCGTGCCCGCCCGAGCAGCTCGTCAAACTCAAGGATGGCTTCCGCCAGATGTGCGTCGATGCCGGCCACGAGGTCAACGACCGCCGCCAGTGCGCCGATGCCATCCGCCGCTGCGTCTGGCCTGGCCAGTCGCCCGACGGCCGCAAACACAAGGAGGCCCTCGCCGGCGCGGAGCCCTTCCCCTTCGAGGGCGCCTCCGATAAGCGCGAGCGCACCGCCGACGCCATCACCAACGAGCAGGTCATCATCATCATGGCCGCGCTCATGCGCTTCAACCTCGGCTTCTCCGGCCTCCCCGGCGCCAACGAGCAGGCCAGCCAGGATACGGCCGACCGCCTGTCCAAGCTTTGGGAATACATCGAGCGCAACCAGCTCGCGCGCGAATGGTTCGTCGAATGGACGCGCTTCGCCCAGTGGCGCCAGGGCGATTCGCCCGCCGTCGGCGTCATGCAGGTCTACTGGCACCAGGAGCAGGCGCTGAAACCCGTCACCCTCACCGCCGACGATTTCACCGCCGCAATCGCGCAGGCCGCGCTGGCGCAGGGCGTGCAAATCACCGAGGCCGACAATCTCGACCTCCAGGAGATGCTTGCCAACCCCGCGCGCGTCGCCGAGCTCGGCGATCTCCTCCGCGTGCTCTACCCGGATCTCTCGCCCGCGCGCGCGACCAAGGCCGCGGCCGACCTGCAATCCGAGGACCGCGCCTGCGAATTCCCGTACCCCTACGTCTGCGAAAACCGCCTCCGCCTCATGGCCCGCCGGCTCTTCCACGATATCTTCGTGCCGGAGAACACCGCGCCTTCCGAAATGCAGCGCGCCTCGCGCATCGACGTGCGCGAGTGGTTCGATGAGCAGGAGCTGCGCGAGATGGAGGCCAAGGGCGCCTTCGATACGCCGGGCTTCGTCGCCGAGGTCCTCAAGCACGAGGGCGAGACCGCGTTCCAGTACTACTCGCACTGCAGCGCCAGCGGGGAATACAGCGAGAGCATGCTGCAGCGGCACTGGGATCCGAAGCGCATGAAGGGCAAGTACGAGCTCGTCACCACGTTTTACCGCGCGAGCAACAGCGACGGCATCCCCGGCACCTACATGCTCACCTGGCACATCGGCGTGGAGCAGCCCGGCACCCATCAGCGCCTGCTCGATTACCACCTGCCGCCCGGCTGCCGTTACCCGTTCGTCTTCTCCCCGCGCGAGCTGCACGCCGATACGCTCTGGGAGAGCCGCGGCAATTCGGAGCTGAGCGCCACCGACCAGCAGTCCTTGAAGACGCTGCACGATATGTTCCTCGACAATGCGCAGCTCGCCACCGTCCCCCCGATCGAGGTCCCGGCCTCGCGGCCCAAGCTCGCGCTCGTCTGGGGCCCACTCAAGCAGATCAAGGTCCAGCGCTCCGGCGAAATCAAGCTGCTGACCCCGCCGGCGTATCCAGTCGCCACGGACAAGATGATTGCGATCATCAAGGAAGGCGTCGCGCGCTACTTCGGGCAAATGGTCGAGACCAACGAGCCCGACCTTGTGCGGCTCTACCAGCAGTCGCTC